GCGAGGACGCGGTATCCCGGCTTGTCGAGGACAAGAAAGACCCGGGCGATAACATCGCCGACATTCGCGCTGTAGAGACTTTGCGGGCCACGCTCCAGTCCATTGTGACCACGGGGCAGAACGCCGCAAAGAAGGGCTGATAGCCCGATCCCAAAGCCCGCCGTGAGGCGCGCGAGTCCCTTAGAAGGATATGAATTATGGATGGCAACAACCCTGACGGGATTGCCGAAACCGCTTTGTCTGTTGACGAGGCGGCGGACCAGCTTACCGGCCTGTTTAGCGACGATCCCGACGAGGACACCGTTGCACTCGCAGACACCGACGATGCTGATGACGCCGGAGACGACGCCGACGATATCGACGCGGAAGACGCGGACGATGAAGACGGCGACGAAGCGGAAGACGCCGAGGACGACGCCGAAGACGAGGACGACAGCGAACCGGAAGCGGTCGCGCTCAACGATGATCTTGAGATCACGCTGGACGACGGCAGCAAGACGACGCTGAAGGAACTCAAGCTCGGCAATCTGAGGCAGGCTGACTACACCAGGAAGACCCAGGAAATCGCAGCGACGAAGCGCGAATTCGAGGGGAAAAGTCAGCAAATCGAGAGCGCAGCCGGAAACCTCGTACAGCAATTCGAGGTTCTGGAAACCGTCCTGCAAGACGCGGTTCCGCCGCGTCCGACCGCTCAACAGTTTCAGGAAGACCCGTTCGGCGCACAGCAGGCGCAAGCGGCGTATTTCGAGGCTCAGGAGCGGCTACAGCAGGTTCAGGGGCAATTGCAACAGGCCCGACAGCACCAGCAAGCCTTGGAACAGCAGAAAGCCGCTGAGAAGCAGCAGAGCGCGCTCCGGGAACTGGTCGAATGGCGGCCTGATCTTCAAGACATGTCGAAGCGCGTTGCGTTCGGGCAGGAGCTTATCGCTGCTGCGGCCAACTATGGTTTCGCACCCAACGATTTCAACGAAATCTGGGACGTGCGGATCATCAAGGCCCTTGCCGACGCCAAGGCGTATCAGGAGCTGAAATCCAAGGCTCCGCAGACAGTCAAGAAGGCGAAGAAGGCCCCGCCCGTGACCACGCCGAAGCAACGGCAGTCGCAGGGCGCAAAGCAGAACAGGGCGGTTCGGAAACGGCTCGACGCTCTCCGCAAATCCGGGGATGTGGCCGACGCGGCCAAGGTCTTCGAGCAATTCATCGATTAGCGGAGTGTAACCCATGGCACAGGCAACGGGTACGTATGACAGCTACGACGGCAAGGGCCTTCGTGAAGATCTGTCGAATTTTATCTACAACATCTCGCCGGAAGAAACCCCGTTCCAGACGGCGGTTCCGAAGGTCTCGGTCAAGGCGACCAAGCATGAGTGGCAGACCGACACTCTGGCGGACGCCACCACCGACAACGCGCAGATTGAAGGCGACGAGTACTCGTATGCGGACCCGTCCGCGACGACGCGCGTCGGCAACTACACGCAGATCATGCGCAAGACCTTCAAGATCTCCGGCACGCTGGAGCGTGTCGACAAGGCCGGCCGCCGGTCGGAACTCAGCTACCAGGGCGCGAAGAAGGCGAAGGAGCTGAAGCGCGATATCGAGAGCATCATGCTCAACAATCAGGCTTCGCTTGCCGGCGATGCCACCACGGCCCGCACGCTTGGCGGTCTCCCCGCTTGGCTCACGTCCAACGACGCCCGTTCCACGGGCGGTTCGGACGGCGGCTATGTGGCGACCACCGGCCTTGTGGCTGCGGCGACGGATGCCACGACCACGCAGCAGCGCACGTTCACCGAAACGCTGCTGAAATCGGTGCTGAAAAGCGTCTATGAAGCAGGCGGCGAGCCGCGTGTGATGATGGTTGGTCCGTTCAACAAGCAGACCTTCTCCGCCTTCACCGGCATTTCCGATCTTCGCCATGACGGCATCGAGGGTCGGAGCGGTCAGGCCAAGATCCAGGGCGCCGCTGATTTCTATATCAGCGACTATGGCACCCTGAAGGTCGTGACCAACCGGTTCCAGCGCGAGCGCGACGTGTTCATCCTCGACCCGAAGATGGCCGCAATCGGCATTCTGCGTCCCGTGGACGTTCATAAGCCGGCGAAGACCGGTGACGCGGAAAACCGCGTGTTGATCACCGAGCAGACCCTTGTGGTCCGCAACGAGGCCGCCCATGGCGTGATCGCGGACTGCACCACCGCGTAGTCTCGCGTGATCTGACGACAACGGGCCTCGCCTACGGGCGGGGCTTTTTTTATGCGCCAACACCCGAGAAGGACTGGCAATCATGGAAGACGAAAAGCGCGGCCCCGGACGCCCGGCAAAGCCGAAACTGACCACCGTCAAGCTGCTCAAGGGCTATGTCCCGTCGCATTTTCCCGAAGACCGCAAGCCGACGAACGATGTTCTGCCGAAAGCGGCGGCGGGGTCGATCATCGAGGTGCCGGAAGATGAAGCCCGAGAAATGGTGAAGCGCCGCATTGCGGAGCTGACGTTCGACGGGGAAGCCCTTGACTGGATGAGCAGCAAGGAAAAGCGCGAGCGCGATGCAGCGGCCGAACGCAAGGCCCTGAACGAACGGCTTGCGACGATCTACGCGCAGAAGATGGCGAACCTGAAGTAATGGCCCGGTTCCGCTTCGAGGAAGTCGATCCTGTCACCGGCATCATCAGCCGGTGGTGGGTTGACGATGAAAATGATCGGGTGATCGAGGAAAAGATCAACCCGGCCACTCAAGACATCATCGATTGGAACCGCACGCTTGCCAACGCCTCGGCAGGCCAGCGCTGGGGCGACGGAAAGATCTTCGCATCTGTGCCGCTTGAGGTCGCGCAAAAGCACCTCGGCAAGGCCATCGCCGATGGCGACATGGACTATGTGAAAAAGTGGCTCAACGACCCGGATCATCGGGCGTTTCGGAGGTTTGACGGCAATGTCTGAAAAGATCGTCTTCGGCCTTCGCCACATGGGGCAGATGCTGACGCCCACGGCGGTCTGCCTTGCCGAAACCTACGGCTATATGGCGCTCCGCTATGCTGCGGAAGACCTGTTCGACATGTCGATTTGCGCCGTTGGCGGGTCGATCCTCCCCGACAGCAGCGAAGCGATTGTCAAAAGCGCAATCGAGCGGGACGCCGACTGGATTTTCTGGATCGACAGCGACATGACGTTTCCGGCAACCGCGCTGGAAACGCTTCTCTATGCCGCCAAGGCCTCGCAAAGCCCGATTGTCGGGGCGAACTACGCGCAGCGCCGCCGGCCGGCAAAGCCGACCGCACAGGCCCCGGACGGATCGTGGATCTACCTTGAAGACTGCGAGCCGGATGAACACGGGCTTGTCGATGCGGCGTTCATGGGGATGGGCGTGCTTCTGACGCATGTGGATGTGTTCCGCAATACCCCGGAGCCGTGGTTCGCGTTCACCTGGTCCGAAAAGGACTGCCGGTGGGGTGGCGAAGACGTGTGGATGATGAAGCAGGTCTTCGACAAGCTTGGATACCGGCCCAAGGTGCATGTCGAGCTGTCCAAGAAGATCGGTCACGTCGGGCAGCATATCTACACATGGCAGGACTCGACGGCGGACCGCGAGCGGGAAAACGAGCCGTGCCGTGATGGCACCTTGCCGCACCAGCGCGCCATGGAGGCGGCGGAATGAGCATCACGACCTACGCCGAATTGAAAACAGCCGTGCAGGATTGGCTTGACGATAGCGGCATTGGCTCAGATGCGGACACCTACATTGATCTTGCCGAGGCCAAGTTCAACCGCGTGTTGCGCCTGCGGGAAATGGAGGAAAGCGCGACCCTCACGCCGGACAGCAGCGGTGAAGCGTCCCTTCCTGCGGACTTTCTGGAAGTCCGCCGGCTGGCTGTCATCGGCTCGCCGGCATATGAGCTATCTTACGCGACGCCGCAATTCGTGCGCGATTACGACACCTACGACGTGTCGGGCTATGCCGCTTTCTACACCATCGAGGACGGCGTAGTCAGGGTGCGCCCGATCACGGCGAACACGCTCAACCTCGTCTATTACGAGAAGATCCCGGCACTGTCCGACAGCCAGACGACCAACTGGCTTCTGGACCGGGCGCCAGACCTTTATCTGGTCGCGTGCCAGATGGAATACGCCTGGAAGACGATGGATTATGAGCTTCAGGGCCGCGCCGAGCAGCGCATGGAGCGGATCATTCAGCAGATGGAGGAAGAGGACAAGGCCGCCCGCTGGCCCAATGCCACGACCCGCGTGAAAGGCCTTACCCCGTGATCCAGTTCGGCCAATATTCCCCTGACCAGGCGGAGTTCTATTCCGCGGGGTCGCCCCTGATCAAAAACGTCATCCCCACGGCGGGCGGGTTTCGTCCGTTCCCGGCGCTGTCGGCATTGACCGAAGCGCTTGCCGGCCAGCCGCAGGGCTTTTTCTTCAACGTCGAGGATGACGGTTCGGTGGTGATCTTCGCCGCGACCGCGACCAAGCTATACAAGCTCGACACTACGGATAACACATGGGACGACGTGTCCCGGACGGCGAGCAGCTACACCGGCAATGCAACGCAGGGCTGGACGTTCACGAAATTCGGAGCCTATGTGATCGCGACCAACGGCGTGGATGCCGTGCAGGTCTGGACGGTCGGTTCCTCTTCCAATTTCGCCGATCTCGCCGGCTCGCCGCCGCTGGCCCGCCGCGCCACGGTCGTTGGCAATCACGTCGTGCTCTACGGACTGGCAGACAACCCGAACCGAATTCAATGGTCCGGTCTTGACAATATCGAGGCGTGGACGCCGGGGCGGAAGCTGTCGGGATATCAGGACTTTCCCGAAGGCGGCGAGATCATGTATGTCGCGCCGGTCGAGCGCTCGGCAATCGTGCTGCAGAAAACGCGCGCGCGCATGATGCAGGCCACGGGCGAAAGCTCATTCATCTTCACGTTCTCGGAAATCGAGAAGCGCGGCGCGGTCTCGCACCGGGCGTGCACGACGAACGGAACGGTCGTCTATTTCCTCGCGGAAGACGGGTTCTTTGCCATCGCGCCAGGTGGCCGTGCGCAGCCCATCGGAGCGGAGCGCGTGGACCGCACCGTCAAGGACGACCTGTCCTCGCAGACCAATTACGAGCTTGTCCATGCGGCCAACGATCCGGTCAACAAGATCATCGTCTGGGCCTATTCCGACGATGGCACGGGGCTTACAAAACAGATCGGCTATCAGTGGGAGCTTGACCGCTGGGTCAGCCTCGACGTTGGCACGCTTTACGGCGTGTCTCAGGGCGCGACGGCCAATGTGACGCTGGAACAGATCGGTGCGCTTTATGCCACCCTTGCGGATATTCCGGTATCGCTCGACAGCCCGCGTTGGCTTGGCGGGCGCCCGGTCTTTGCGGCCTTCGACAGCAGTTACCGGCTCGGCTTTTTCGACGGCGACAATCTGGAGGCGACCGTCGACACGGCGGACCTGAGTTTCCAGGAGGGCAGGCGGTCCCGCGTCCGCGCATTCCGGCCCATCACCGATGCCGGCACGGTTTATGGCCAGGTCGGCAACAAGGCGACGTGGAACGATCCGGTTACCTGGGGGACGGAGCGGCTTGCATCGACCAGAACCGCGCGCTGCGTGATCAACCAATCGGGCTTTCTGCACCGCTTCCGGGTCCGCATTCCTGCCGGTGAGACGTGGACCACGATTGCCGGGATCGACGCCCCGGAAATCACACTACAGGGGCGCCGATAGATGGGTATCACGGTCAATCGCAGCGGCCCGCTTGTGTCCATCCCGGTCACGCCGGCCACCACGTCGAAAACGGCGGTCTATACCGGCGACGGTACGGGGCAGGGGTCGGCCATCGTCCTGACGGTGCGGGCGACCAACACGACAGGATCGGGCGTGACGCTCGACCTTGCGTTCTATTCCAAGCAGGACGACGTGGAAGCGGCCATCGACAGCCGCACGGTGTCCGCGAACAGCACCGACCTTATCGAGATCGATATCGCCATCCAGTTCGAGGACGAGCTGCGGGCCACGGTCG